CAGTATCACCATTTTCAAGCGCACTAGCAATCGCAACATTCGCAGTGCTCGCTACCCTTACAGGATCTTTAACATTCAGTCCCTGCTTAGTGGCATCGACATAAGCTTTGGTTGCAGCATCAGTATCAGCAGTTGGCGTACCAACACTGGCAATCCTCTGATTGTTAGCAGAAACGGTATTAGTTGGTGACGCCATCTCATCCAAACGATTAGTTTGAACCTGAGTATCGAAGTCAGAAACTGTACTCGCAGTCTGTGTTCCAGTGTGATTAGCTCTTGCTAGATGATACGAACCTTCTTGACCATCAAGCTTGTCTGCATCCAGACCAGTACCCGTGCCATCTACTGTTAGGAGGAGAGTCAGTATTTGAGCGGCGGTTTGGTCTGCGGTAGAACCAGCCTCGATACCGAGGATGGTCCTAACTTCTGATGCCGTCTTGGGTTGTGGAGTATTATCACTTGTTGCATACAAGAAACTTGTAGCAGCAAAATCTGTCTCCATAACCGCACCAGCGGCATTGACGTTTGTCGCATCTGTAACATCTGCTGCAGCTTCGATAGCATCTAGCTTCGATTCATCAGCCGCAGTAAATCTGTTGACAATCTCCCATGCTGAATCTGCCCGCAAGTAAAGCTTGTCATCATCAGTATCATAATAGATCTGACCGTCACTTGGAGACGAGGGTGCAGTACTTAGATTCTGCACTACAGCATTTCTTAATTCATTCTTATTAAGGTCGATATATGACTCTATGTCAATAGGGACCAGAAACTTTTTAGCCATTGTATTTCCTCCTAGACTATAATGGCCTTACCGGCAAAAGCATTATCGAATGTTGCTACTACTTGATTTACTGAATTATGTTGAATGTCTCCAATAACATGATTCCCAGCAGAATCGATAATGTCGATTGATGGATATCGACCTTGATTGTGGTTTATTGTCCACGTTGCACTCGCTGAACTTTGTTCAAAAACTGTAGTAAGGTTATCTGCAGCAGGACCAGTAGCACCGGTAGCGCCAGTAGCGCCATCAGCGCCAGCAGCACCGGCAGCGCCATCAGCGCCAGCAGCGCCAGCAGCGCCAGCAGCGCCATCAGCACCTGCCGCCCCTTGTGGACCAGCCTCAACATCTGTTAAAACTACGGTTGGTGAATCTGATGTAAGAGACTCGTTTGTCTCTTGAACAACCATCGTTTGTGTAATCTCATCAACCGTAACAGTTGTATGTGCCATTACCTAGTAACCTCCGGGGTAATCGTTACATTGCCTTGCAGTAATCTTGTAACTACCCCACTGAGTACGATCTCTAAATCGTATACACCAGTATCCGGGGCAGCTAAAACTGTAGTTACAGATGATGCAATGGTAACAACCATAACTCCATTTGATGCTAGAGTTATATCACCAGCACCACTTGTTATATCTATCAAAGCGCTAGTAGCATCATAACTGCTGCGAACTTGCATTCGGGCAGTATGAGAGCTTAAATCGACGGCAACACCGCCAGATTTATATGTAAACGTTTTTTGAAACGTTTCACCCTGATTTACTATCAGATTATAACTAAAAGCCATATCTAGATTATACCACCGTAGCGTTATTTTACCAAAAGCTAATCAAGTGTAATATCAAGATCATTAGCTTGAATGGTAAAAGTGTCTCCTGAGGCCGCAACAACGTTAGAAGAAAGAGCGCCATGAAGCAAAAGATTACCAGCAGACGGATGATCATAGACCGCAATATGTGTTACAGTAACAGCCGGCATACTAGTAAATGTTATACTAGATGAGTTAGATACAGAACCACTAGCGGCTGCACCGAAAGTCGCCGCCTGTCTAGTGACGTTAACCTCCGCACCTCCAGTGCCAGCATCTGTGGGACTACCAACATACAACGTCAAATACACCGTCGAAACGGGTGTATATGTAGTATTCCTCAATGCATGATCAAGGAGTTTGTTTTCTAAATAATTAGATAACCCCGACATGATCTTTCCTATTAACTACTCGCCGTAGTGTTCTTTAACCTGTTTCTGAGTGGCAGCTTCAAACTGAGTCGTCGCTAGAAGCCGTTTCGCTGTCGCAGCATCTACCAACTGGTAGGGATGGTCCCTAGTGAAAAATACATCACCAGTGGAGAAGCCATATCCATGACGCAAAAATAGCATCTGTTCACCCGACGGTGCTGCAGCCTTTTTGGGAGCAGCCTTTTTGACGGGTGTCGCTTCTACATCAGCATCCTTCAGATCTTCAGTTGTAACTATACCTTCTTTATTAGCCATAATGAATATCTTACCACATTACATCATCAAATGCAACAATAGAACACCCCCGAGCGGCATCGAAGCCAACCCGGGGGTGCCTGGTGGTGGTTTATGATTTCAAACCATATATTATATACGCAGACTTGATTAGGCTCTGATCTTAACGTCCTGAGCAATCACATAAGCTTCAGCGTTCTCGATGTTCTGAGCAACCCTGTTGTACTGCGTGTATTCAATCGTGTCCTTCTTCGGCTTGAACTCACGGTAAACCGTGATCTCGCGCTGAATACCAACAATATGATTGTTGGGGAAGGTTAGAATGATGTAACCGTGATTACCACTGGGACTATCGTATGTGCCAGCAACTGTCTCTGGCAACAGCGGAACCTCAATTAGAGGAATACCGAACGGAGCAAGCCCCGTTGAACCGGGACCTCCGTTAGGACCACCCGGGTTGGTGTAAAGCCTATCACCCATAGTAGATCCGGGCGAAGGCGCACCAGCAGTAGCCTCAGTAGCAGAGTTCGGGTTCATCAATGTATAAATAGTGTCCTGAACAATTCCAGGACCAGTGAAATACCTTAACTCATTACGACGCTGCAGGTACTTGTTCGGCATCTTACGCAAAACTGCATCGTACACTGCACGGCTTATATTGACTCCAAGCCCGTCGTGAGTAACACCACTAGCCTTACCCAGCTTAATATAGCCGTCTTGAGCCTTAAGCAGCGCATTGCTGCTTGTGGTATCACCATTAATTAGAAGGTCATCCATATCGTTCGACGTCTGACGCGCCATAACCTGAGCGATATGATCCTCCAAGGAGTCGCCAGAAATGTTGTCCTCAAGGGACTCAGTGCTGACCTCCCAATCCAACCGGAGCTTAACTGTCGTTAAAGCGACCTTAGTAAAGGTCACGGCAGCATTTGCGCCAGTGTCAGTAGCCTCAGTTGCCTTTGCGAGCAACCGTGTTCCAACCGACAACTTATCGATTTCCAATGATGGGTTGTTCATTCGAACGACCCTAGACTGTTGCATAAGAACAGACTGATCGATAACGAAGTCAAGGAAACGGTTCGCCTGAGCGGGCTTTAAAATACCGCCAGAAGCCGCATTTACAACAGAGGTAGTAACCTCATTTGCTTTTTGAAGTAATTCTTCGTTAGCCATTTATATTTCCTCCCTATGACTCGTATCCAAGAGACTTAATCAAGTCCTGAGGTAGGAAAATGTTGCCCCAAAATGACTCGGGAACACTCTCTTCAGCAACCTTAACGGCTGCATCCTCTACTTCGTCTGTCTCATCAACACTCTTTTTAATTGCACCAGAATTCTCAACGGTCTCAACACGCGTGCTGATCTCGTCAATACTATCGGTGACTAACTTTGTGGACTCATCAACCTTGGCTGTGAGTTCATCCTGCTTCTCAGTTATTGCATTAATGGCAGAGGCCAGCTTCTCTTCAATCAAAGTTTCTACCTTTGTGGCAGAAGCCTCTGAATGAGAAGCCAGCTTTTCATCAATGACAGTTCCTAGAGCTGCAGTGAGTTCATCGATATTCATATCAATATCATCTCCTTCATTGATTTCGTCTGCCATAAGTACAATCTCTTCCACTTCAGCAGTAATTTTTTCTACATCGTCTTCATCAGAATCAACAAGAATATCCGACTCCGTATTAGCGGGATCGGACAACCATGTCAAGAACCTTTGAAGAAGTGAGATCTTATCTTCTAGATCTGAACCCTCAAACGCCTCGTCAACCGACGAGGTGTCGTCAGACGCAGTTAGAACGTCTGTATCTTCCATGTATGTAACCATATCAGAATAATTGTTATTATGCAAGTCTTTCGTACCATCACAGTTACATTCAGTTTTTATAATTGATTCATCTTCATATATACAGACCATTGTATCACCAATAGTGAAACATTCCTTGTCGTCTTCATCTAAAGCGAGAGCATAAGTAAGTCCATCTCCATCAGCTTTAATCAGTGTAATGTTAGCAACTGGATTTGCTGGATTATCCACCAAGCTCAGTTCACCAAGTTCATACTTTGTAACTACACTAACTGGCTGACCTCGAAACTTTCTTGTTTCATCTTCTTTACGTTCGAGAATTCGACCACCGATAGAGAACGCACCAAGGGTGCCATCCAAAACCTTTTGCCAGGTATCCTCTGCTCCCTTTGAGATATAAGCAGAAACTTCTATACCACGGTAGAGGGTTCCACCATGGTTAACCTCCACGGGACGATGACCTACAGCCTTACCTACAGCCAGAGGCTGGTGCATCTCGCGTATGTTGCCCTGCCAATCTTTAAAAGCAGTCATAGATGCCTGAAAATCAACGACATCTCCTGACTTGTCTACATTGTCAGCAGTGGCTACACCAACTACAACCCGCTCTTCATTTTTAACTAGAGAAATCGGGAAAATTAGTTGTAAATTTTCGCCATGCATATAATTGCCTCCTTATAGCTATGGAGACCATTGTAACATATATTTGATTTAATTACAATAAGTCTTAACCCACAGCAAAAACGGCCAGAGTAACAGACGCAGTGATCACTTCAAACTCAGTGTAGTCACCAGGAATGCAAACGTACTCTGAACCGCCAGCGGGAATCAACACAGACACAACGTCATTAAGTTTAACCGTGACAGCAGTCGATGCATGAGTATTATAAAAATAAATACCATCAGTATGATGACCCAAACTAATCTTTGAATCAGTGCTATCCACACTAGTATTTGAATATGTTATACTACTATTTCCGTACATTTTGTCCTCCTATTTTTCTTGTTCACGAACCCCGTCCGTGTCTTGTGCAGAACCTCTTTCATTGCTGGCCTCGGGATTCGCAGAGTCATCTCCAGCGGGGGGAGTGTCAGCATTGTCATTCCCCTCAGGAGCGCCCTCTGGCCTTTCTGGTTCTTCCTCTTCCATGTCTTCACCGGTAAACGGATTGACACCCGTTTGCATGAGCAGTTCCATTCTCCTAATATTGCTTGGATATGGAAGCTCTACCTCACCGGCTTCACGGTCAGGAAGACCCAGCATGTTCCGTACCTCGTTTGGTGTAACAACCTCAGTACGGAGATACCGATCTCTAATCTTAGATTGAACATCTTCATCAACCAGATCAATCTGCTCAAATTTAAAGTCCAAGAGATCAGTAGATTCTTTAACGATATTATTAATCTTCTTTTCTATGATTTTTTGATCCGGTCCCACAACTTGAACCTTGAATGTCTTATCAGCATCTCTGGACACGGCCAGGTTAGCATTATCATACACGCCAACCTTAGGAGCTGGAACTCGGTTTGCAACTAGAATTTCATCACGATTAGACTTTCTATACTTATCGAATGACGCATCTTGAATATTAGCTTCCAGTTTCTCAAATTTAATATCTACATCACCACCAAGTGAGGCTGGCAGGGGGATAATTAATGTTCCATGATTCCTGCCCTTAACTTCTGTCCTGAAGTAATTAACTAACTCCTGTTTTGATCTATTGCTGAGTTTAGCACCCTTAAGGATAATTGCATATCTAGGAATGGCTTTGTTTTCAAAGTAATCAATATTGTAATTCTTCGCGTACTTGTCTCCCAAAATAGCACCAATCGCAGTTACAGCAGACGGCACACCATAGTAATTATTTGTAGGCGTATATGCTTTAAAATGAATAATCTCATTAGGCCGACCATCACTATTAACAGGATCCGTAGTCTCTAGGTCTTGAAAGTTTCTAAAGTACACCGATTGAATCTTGCTATGTCGTGCTATCTGCACAAAGCCGTCACGCATTCGACGTACCCGCATATTAACAGCCGGTATATGACCAATATATCCTATCTTACCAACATTTGTTCTACCAATCTCAAGGTAAGCGTTTCCAATAGATAGATAATCAATCCACACTTTGATCATAGTTTCAACAAATGTCTCTTCCAGATTGGATTCATCCAATAAAACATGTAACTTCTTTTTTTCACGAACCAGTTCTAATCTGACTTTTTGTTTCTTTTCAGGAGTATCCGCTCTTTCAATACGTCGCTTAGTTTTCTCAGAATTCTCAAACTTATATCCCAAAGCTACAGTGTTTGCAACACGAGCATTAATCGCAGCAAAATGTGTAGTATTCGCTTCATATAGATCAGCTAGAATATTTAAATCATGTGGTGGTTCAATAACATCATATAACGCATATCCATCAATAGCATCTGGATCAACGTAACGAGACTTTGCGTCACCGATTCCCTTATTGGGTTTCCCCGGTGCAGCCTTTTGAAGTCGTTGATGTCGCCTCTTCATCTTGGGCGACTGCTTCGATATGTCTATTTTTTTAAAAGGATCAGTATTAATAAATTGAGACTCTACCTGAGTATAACTCACATCATCAATTTCAACTTCCATGCGATTTTCTTCTACAAAAGATGTTTCAACCATAGTTATCCCTTATACGGTGCCACTTCTATAATGGCATCCTCTACCGGATCCGGGAACTCCCCTTCACCCAATCTTCCTTCTTGTTCTTTTCGTTCCTCGCCTGAGACCTTTCTTGCGCCGTCAATCCAATGTGGTTTTCCCTCATTGTCCTTTCCGGCCCAATATCTTGCAGCCTCTGCCATCTGAGATTCTACCTTGCGATCACCAACCATCCCTTCAGCACACATATAATTACCATCAGCATCAGAAATGAACCCACCATCCGACAGTTTCCATAGACAAACACCAAAAGCCGACTGCGGTACAATGATATTCTTGCCTTTTCTTACCAATCTGTTACTCATCTATATGTAGAATAGCAGATTTCGTATCAAAAAGCAATTCAATCATCGCATATTGAACTGAAATCATCACATTCCTCATCTATCAAGATATACGATTCTACCAGCCCTTGCGCAGTAGGCATATTCAATGTAACAGGCGGAACAGAAGAAGCGTTAATTTCTAACACTTCAACATCTCCATCTGCATTTTCATACCAATATGTTATATACCTCTCTGATGCATTCATACCCTACAGGGCGCAAGTTGGACAATCAGGATCATCAATCCTGCATGCCTGAATCTCTTCATCTAAACCAAGAGACATCTGGTTCAGTACCTGCTCATCTCGAGAGTTGTCTCGATAGATGGTGATACCCTTGCACCCAAGTTCGTAAGCCAACCTATATAACTTGTCAGTGTCTTCTATAGAGAAGTCCGACGGACAATTGGTTGTCTTGCTAATAGCAGAATCAACCCAACGCTGGATTGCTGCCTGAACAGCCACATGCTGTTCTGGCTTTAAGTCCATAGCCGTTACGCAGTATTCTGGTAGATTTTTAATATCTAATTCAAGATCATCAATGACAGATACAGTCTCCACTTCTGTTCCAAGTCTAGACTTTCGAGTATACTGCCAATTATAATACGGTTCAATACCGGTTGATGTTCCCATCATGGTACCAGTAGTTCCAGTAGGAGCCACTGTCAGTAAACAGACATTGCGAATACCGTGCTCACTAATCTGTTCCCTAATCTCTTCCGGCATAGCTTTCATATAACCAGATCGCAAATAAGATTCCGTATCGAAGTATTTAAACTCGCCCTTAAGTTTGGCAAGATTGATGGATGCCTGATATGCCTCAAATGCCATAGTCTTAAATAATTCGTTAATAAAGATAAGACTATCTTGAGATCCATATCTAAGGTGCATGCGAATCAAAAGTTCACCAAGACCCATTACGCCTAATCCTATTCGCCGGTTATTGGTATGATTCTTCTTAATAGCATCAAAGTGATATTCATTAACACTAATTACATTATCTAAGAATCTGACAGAGTTGTGAATAACATAACGTAACTTGCTCCAATCAAACTCTGTGTCCTCGGTGACAAACCTAGACAGATTAATCGCCCCCAGGGTGCATACACCATATGCCTCAAGAGGCTGCTCGCCACAAGGATTCGTTGCTACCAGGGGAGCAAAATAGTGAGAGTTAC